AAGTTTAATTTTCTATCATTCGCTTGTAAATCTGGTTGAGAATATCACGGTTTCCCTTAATATCCTCAGCCAGTTTTTTTAATTGGTGGCTTGTGGCAGTCTCATAGATCGCTAGTTGCTTGTCTATTTTGTTTATCGCATCTTTTAAAGAGCCTATTACTTGTTGTAATGTAGCAATCTTTTCTTCTGCTTTAACAAGACTTTGCCTTAAATATTCGTAGTCTTTTTGCACGTTGGCAAGATTAGTGAGAAGATAAAGAACAATGGGTGCTGTTATGGCGAAGATAAGCCCAATAGCCAAAAATTGGCGCTTACCTAGCTTATCAAGTATGCCTAGTGACATAAATTACTAGATTTAGTTGGTAATACTACTAACGCCCGCACTTAATCTACTTTGGTAAGGTTTCTTTTTACCATTAGCACTGCCCTGCTCTAGCTTTTGTGCAAAGGCGTTAGATCTGCCCAGTGCCACTTTGTCAACTGCTGTTGAAAGTGTTTTAGCAAATCTAAACTCTGAAAAGCCTATATTTACGATACTTTGTGTTTCATCGGTTTGGCTTGTTTGCATTGTAAAAGATTCAATATGCATGTTTGTAAAAAATCCCACACGTGTTTTTATTGATACTAAAGTCTTGGTTTTCCTTATCCCTTGAATGAAAGCTACTAATTTTTGTTGCCTATTACCAATTATACGGCTCTGTGAGTTACCATAAATGTCATCAGTGGGGGTTACCTCCTCATTTTGCTGGTTAGGTCTCTCTGCCTCTTCTATGTGCCTCTGTGCTTGTTTAGTACCTGCACTATCTTGTTTATCAACCATAGCTTCTGGCTGGTTGTTAAATCTATGCTCCTCGGGTTGCTCTTCAGTCGGTGTAGTATCTGGTCTTAAGTTTATGTCTGATACTATCCCCATCAATTGTATGCGTGTTTTCTCATTAGTAATGTGATCATTAATGGTGGAATTGTCCTCTACGATATGATCTGTCGAGCTAGAAGAAAAATCTATTACTTCATCTTGCAATAAATCTAATACAAAGCCACCAAAGCTAGTTCTTGGCGTTGGTGCTATATAGGCTTTGTTTGCCTCTGTGGTTAGGTGTGTGTATGTCGTCATCTGTTTTCTCCATTAGCGAGTTGTTGTGAGGCTTGTTGGTATTGTCTTTGTAAGACTTGACCCATTGAATGAGCATTTATGGCATTGCTTGCCCCCTCAACATGTATATCATTTTTAATCTCAATCTTTTGGTTTCGAGAGTTGTTAGTAATAGATGATGGCAATGTAACGGGGTTTTGAGTAGCTCTATTGAGGGCTGGTGACATGCTTTCCAAGCTTCCCCTTTGTTTCATCAAAGCCATCAAGTTTTTTTCAATCTCTTTTACATCTTCAGCAGTTGTAAAAGAATACCATTTATTTACTCCCTTATAAGCATCTTCCAAATCCTCCCTAGTATCAGCTATCTGCTCATTTAACTCATCAAGTCTTTCTTGATTAGTCGTAACAAGATTAATCCCTATTTTTTCAAAAATAGGATCAAAAACATCTTCTAACAAATAACGCCCTATCTCATAGAATATATCAAAAAAGCCCTGTTTTAAGCTATCAAATAACGCTGAAAAGTCTACATTTTGCAAACCCTCCACCATGTCACCAAATAAAGACTTACCACCTTGAAAAAATACAAATAAATCTTCAAGTATTAAAAATGGCAGTATAAACTTAAACATCACCACCATTAGTCTTTTGAAAACTACACTTAGACTAGTTGCCAGCAACTTAATACTGGTTAACCCAAGCATTACCTTTCTTAATCCACCACTAAACCCAAGCAATGAAGCTAATGCACCAGCACCAAAGGCTAATGTCAATGACGTTGCGATTGCTCCTATGATAGGATCCATCTCATTAAACACACTTAGTATGTTAATTAATGGCTTCACAACGGCTTTAATGGCTTTTACAAGCACTTCAATGGCAGGGGCTATGGCTTCCACCAGCATATCTTTTAACAACCCAAAACTGGCGTTCATGTCGCCTATGCTACGTGATAGATTATTTAGCGTCTCTGTATTCTTCCCAGTCCTAACAAGCGATTGTGCAAATGCTCTACTCTCCGCTGTGCTTTTTTGCAACGCAGTCACTAAACTAGCGTCTAAACCTAATTGTTGACCAAATTTAACTACTTGGTTTTGCCCAAACTGTGCCTTAATTTCTGGTATCTTAGCCTTAAATTCTTCTATAACATCAAAGGCATCTCTATTGCGTGGATCAATACCTAACAGCTGAAATATACCAGTATCACCTTGACCAATAGCAATATTACTCAGGTTATCCTGTATGGCTCTAACACTACCCTCTATGGCTGTTGGGTCAGCATTTATATCAAGGCTCTTTGCTTCAGCCTGCAACAGCTGTAATTTCTCAACTGCTAGCCCCGTTTGATCTCCAAAGGCTTTTAGCTCCGCACTGCCACCCCTTACCATGTCTTGTAGGTTAGCCATGGCGGCGATAAATGCCGTTACACCTGCTATTGCCCCCAGTGTTTTAGTCTGAAAACCTTTCAGCTCTGTTGACGCTTTCTCCAAGCCAGCTGTATCTGTTTTAAAGCCTATCTCTGCAAATAACTCACCTATCTTCATTTAATCCCCTTAGGCTTGTTAAGTTCAAAATAGGTTGCCTCATAGTCATTTATGAAATTCTCGTAATGAAACGCATTTAGCACCAAATCATAAGGCACTTCATACAAGATTTTATCTACATCACCACCATAATAACCTGCCTTAGCAACTTTACAAGCTATTAACATAGCGGTGTCGTTAACAACTACTTCTGGAACTTTGTCGCTAGGTCGCTTAAACGAGTTTTTAACATGACAAAAGGGTTCTCTGGCAAAAAATCCTTAACGTTTGCCTCCGCCACTATTATTAACACCTCTATATAATCTTTGCGTGCTTTCACATCTTCAAAAGTGCCTTTTGTTAAGTTTTGGTTGTTATACAAGCAACCTTGAAAACATGATATAATTTCGTTTTGCACCTTACTATCACTAATAATTTTAGAAAGCCCACTAATTAAAATTGGTGCTATATCTGCATCACTAGTTGCTTCTCCTAATAGCCCCCCTAATCTATCAATTATGGTGTTTGTTAAAGTGTTAGCCTTATCAAAGCTAGCTTTTTGCACCCTCAAAGTATTGCCACTCTGTAAAGTTATTTCTTCACCTAATTTTGTCGTCATATTCTATACCTTATTGAAAAGTTATTTTTACTTCACCAACCACGAAAGTAAATTCAATCTGACCGTCCTGATATTCTTCCGATGAATTAGCACCAGCATTAGAAACAGTCTTTACTGACATTGATCTGAGTTCATGGCTAATGGTAGTTCTTATGCCATCTTTGAATTTCGTTTGAGTATAAGAGCCATTAACTATATACATGCTTGGAAGTAAACCTTGGGGGTTTCTTGCCCTCTCTGCAAGCCGTGATAACTCCCTGCCATCAGTGCTAGCCTTATAAACGGTAACTTTAAGTTCACCCATGTTGCCCTCAGCATTACGGGTGTAAATCAGTGAACCATCAAGCCCTTTAGTAGCATTGATAGCCTCATTGGGTAATGTCAAATCAATTGCTCTATCCTTTCCAAAAGAAGTGATATTTCTGCCGTCAATAATTAAAGTTTCATCACCTGTTACATATGTACTCATGTTTATACCTCAAATGTTAATATTGCATCTACTTGCTCGATACTACCAGCAAGCTTATATGCCGCTTGTATTAGTTGGGCTTTCCTTAGCTCCCTGTCAACTTGCGGTTGCTCACTAATAGGCTGTGAGAAAATATAGTAGCCGTTTTGAGTTATCGACTCTAGCATCGTTTCATCATCACCAAAGCGATCGCCGTTCCACTGTAAACCCGTGCCAATAACTCCATTGGTTACAAACTGATCAAAAACACTTCTTAAAGCCGCTTTTAGTACGTCCATTCCTGCTTCTGTTTGTGGAACTTTAGTATTAGTTCTTCCAATAGCATTAAACAACGCCACCTGAGCCTCAAAGCCTAATGCTAAGTTATCCCTTACAACATCATGATACTGGTTAGCACCTGATAACCTAATGCCATTTCTGCTACCGTACGATACGTAATAATCAACGCCTTTGGCTTTCAAATCATTAGTTAATGTTGCGGTGAATTTACTTGGCGATGCCGTTCTGATAATCTTAGTAGCTAACGTGTTAGCAGTCCTTGAACCATCATAATTAACGCTAGCATGTCTACTTACCGCACCAGCCATTAATTTATGTAAATTATCTAAGCCTTGGTTATCATAAAAAATCTGTGTTTTTCTGTTGCTAGCCTGTCTAATGTTCTCAGCAAGCCCCGCAACTTCACTCTTAGAGGCTATGCCATAAAACAAAATCCTTTTCTTTGCTTGAATGGCTGTTGCCAAAGCCTCAACAACTGCCCCCTCCATGCGTAAATCTGTTAAAACATTCACATAGTTTGTAGCTGTTTGCTCGTTGTCATCAATACGAGCCATAGCTTCGACAATCGTCTCACCAGATGCATTTACCCCCGCCGGTGCTGTTGCACCACTTTCGTTTAAATAGTTAGCACCAGATATGTCAGTAGGAGCTCCGTTATCTGTTATTAAAGCAATAAAACTAGAAGATCCGTTGCTTCTACTGGTAATCGTTATCTTGTTGTTAGCATAACTAACATCAACATCAACCAGCTTTTTTTGTATCACGCTAGCAACATCAGCGAGGCTAGTTGTTGCTGTAAAGTCTAGGTTTCTTAATGTTGCGTGGCTACCATCTACATTAACTTTTAAACCACCATCACTAACAGCTTGAAAATTCGCTAGGTTAGCGGATATATCTGCTGTTTCTAGCTTACCACTTGTTGCACTTACTGCATTATTAAGAGGGGCAAAAAACAAGTTCCCATTACCCATGCGGATAGTTGTATCCTGCGCAAAAATTGCATCAGCCATCTTTTTAGCAGTGCTGTTAGTACCATAAATAGCACCTACCTGACTAGCACTTGTAATAACCTCATAATCATTAATACTGTCCGCTTGCTCTGTGCAGAATACTATCGTATCATTCACATTCGCTGGTTGCAAACTAGGCTGTGTTCCCACAACCGTTAGATTTATTACCTCATTTAAAGCATTATTACTCATACGTTAACCTCTATATCTGGCGTTTTATTATTATCATCTTTAACAACAGCTTGAAAACTAGTGTATATCGCATTAACACTCGGGTCAATCGCTTTCACCTTTGTATTGCCAACGAAACATCTAATATCCATTGTGTATCTTAGTAAATTCTGCCCGTCTAATTCTTCTGAATTGTCCACAAAAGATTCTGGATACTTAACAATCTTTATAATGTTCTCATCTTGGGCTTGTTGAGAGGCTAAGCTGTTTAATGCTTGCAACACTTCATATTTTCTCGTGAACAAACTATCTGAAAAGTTCTCAGTTATCATGCTATATATATCAATCGTGATCAATTCCTCAACGCTGATAGCCGTTTTCTCAAAAAGATTATTGTTTTCATCTTCAAAAATACTACTCTCAGATGAATAAGGTGTTGACGAAGTTAAACCAATAGCACAATAAATAAGGTCTGGTTTATCTGGTGATTTGAAATTGCTATTCATTATGTAGACTTGCTCATCTGGCAAACCCATATAATCCTTAACTAAATTTCTAATTATTACAGGTGCATATGTCATATAACCCCACTTTCTGATACTGCATGGTACTTGCAAAAATGCCCCTTAGTGAAATCTAGTATACTTTCAACTCTATATCGATCACCATCATACACAATCATATCATTAGTTGATCCTACCACCGCTGTTGTTTCAATGTAAACATTAATCCAGCGTCTTTCTCTTAACGCTTCTGGTTTAACCAGTATAACACTAGCCTCTAAGGGTTGCACAACGGCTCTCACGTTATGCACCACCTCTTGTGTAGTGTAAAACCCGTCTTGAATAGTTTGCAACCGCTGCATTAACTGAATATCAGTTTCCCATTCTTGAAAAACACCCTTCATGTTTGGAAAACCAATATCACTAATCTTTTTTTTACCAGATATTATCTTACGTGCCACTAGCTACCACCTTACTTGTTATTGATCTTCTTAACTGCCCCGTATCAATCAAAGGCTTATCACTTCCCTTAACCTCTAAAGTCTTAGGCTTTAATCTAGCCCAAGTTCCATAACCATTATTACGAAATGCCCCTAAAACTATTGCTTCAGCTTTAACCCCTAACAGCTCTAATGCTAAGGTTGCATTACCCTCACTTAATGCCTGCTTAACAAGTATATTATCTTGTAACACTCCCAACAATTTATCAGTATTCTTACGTAATGGTACTCTTAAAAAACTACGTGCTGGTATTTTACGAGCAATAGAGCCGAATTCGTGCATTCTGCCTATCTCCACATTAGATAGACTATCACCCCTACGCCTTTTGCCACTACCCAATATGCCAACCCTTACCTTACCAGCATTTTTAAGCTGATTTGCAACTTTCTCTAACCCTCTTAAATCTAAATTGACGCTAGAAGACACTGGCTATCTGTATATTACTACCTACAACACGAGGGTCTAATAAAGCAAGGTATGACTTGCCATACTGATTACCATCTAAATAGTCATATGAACTACCATCTTGCACCCCTGTATAGCTTACAGAAACACCATCAAGGCTCTTGCTTGCCATACCACCAGTACCACCATCTAAACCCCTCTCACTGGCTCCTATGTGCCTTACAAGGTAAAAAGCCCATAACAATAAATACGCCTCTTTTTGATAATCAATAGTATCACGCCTAAAAGCAACAGAATGATAATCACCAATTGCCAATGTTCTACCAATCTCTAAATCTTGATCAGAAATATAATCATCAACATATTCATTCGTTAGCAATTGCCAATCATTAGACGGTAAAGCCACGGGGTTATCTACCTTAGCCTTGTAAAACTTCCCTGTATCACCATAGTAAACTACATCACCAACAAAATAGCTCTTCCCTTGATCATAAACTGGCAGGTATAAGAAATCTCTCTTAAACCTACCTTTAAAATCCTCAAGTGTTATTAAGGCTAAATCTATAGTCACTTTTTCTTGGACTTGCCTTGCAATCCTACAAGCTCGGCTTTTAATTTAGCAATCTCAAGGTCTTTACTTTTCACATCTTGCTTTAATTGCTCTTCAGTTCTCTCTGCCTCAAGTTTATCAGGAAAAATGCAATCATAAGAGGCTAATATCTTCTTAGCCTCTTGATCAAGATTATCAACGTAATTAATGCCTTCCACGATAGTCAAGGTTCCAACTTTAATCGGGTTACCACTTCGGTTGTCTACAATCGTTTTCGTCATAAAAGCTCTCCTAAGAAGTGTGATCAAAGTAGGTTACTTCATGCTTACGGAAAACATCTAACCCACCGTAGGCAGCCGTCGCTACACAAGTGAAGTCATGACCATTAGCAGTATGATATGCACTAGTAGTATAGTTCCTTTGAACGTGCATTTTCATAGAAAGCGGATCGTTTCTATATAAAACATAACGATTTTTGCCATTACCACCTAACACATTAGCATTTCTAGCTTTATCGGCATAAGCTAACTCTTTAATCTGAAAGTTTTGGTTATTAAACCCATCTTTTAGCAATGACAACAAACGGTCATACTTAGAAACTGTAACACCAAATTCTGTGCCAACACTTGTAGCCTTTAAACCCCTAGCCTCCTTTGGTGAAATTACCAAAGTGTCAGGAAACGAGAGGTTAACCTCCTCTAAGTTACTAGCAACGCTGTTAATAATGTTAGTTACCGTTGTGTTTAATTGATCTAAAGTTAGGGTATATAAAAAATTACTAATTGTCGACGTATCAACAGTAACACCACTTTGATTTAACAAACCCTGCAAGTCTTCAACACCTAGAAAAGCCGCTTTCTGAACATCTAACTGAAATTGCCTAAAAGTTTCACTTTCTTTCAACCTAACAAGGTCAATAGATAAAGTTTTACCAGCCTTAGCCCGCTCAATCTCAGTTCTACTATAATTGATGTCATACTCCCAATCAATAGTCTTGTAAGTAGCTTCACTCATAGACGCATCAATGGTGTTTCTTTGCGTACCTTTGCGAGATTTTGAAACAACACCAGACTTGTTACCTTGTGCCTCAATAGCAAATATCTTATACTCACTAGCATATGCCCCTATTTCACCACTTCCAACAGGCATAAAATCTGACGGTGTGATTTCATAGTACTTTTGCTTATAAATATCCGTAACAAGATGCGTGAAGTTACTGCCTATGCCTCGAACATAACTAGTATTAGAGTTTGTAAAACTGTTATTAAACATTGAAGAAAGGTTTTGTCCTTTATCCTCAAGCCATTTTAATTCATTTGCGTAAAAATCCATTTTCTATATCTCCTTAAATAATCTTATTTCAATAAGGTCACCATCAGCACCAGCAATTTCACGAGTAAAACCAACCACTTTGTTAGTTCCACCAGTTGTAACAACTTTTTCACCGTTAGCACTTACTTCAACACCAACATTGATAGCAATTGCACCGCCTGCCTCAACAATTATAGTCTCACTATCCAACAGATCTACAACCTCTATTAAATCATCAACAGCAAGTGCAACATCTTCATCACGCCCAATGTTATTAGATAAAACACCAAAAGCAACATCACTAGCACTTGCAATTGGTGCAACAACCACCTTGCCATTTTTTACGCCAGTTGCTTTTACAAATTGCCCTGCTTTATAAGTGCCGTTAGCACCAATTATAACGGGTATTTGTAAAACATTTTGCCCTTTGCTTAAAGCTCCTTTTGCATGATCTGCATAAGAATCAAATCTATTTTGTGTAAATGCTGTCATTGTTAAAACCTCTCGTTTCCAATTTTATTAAAATCAACCGCTTCTGGTCGATCGTTATTGTTTATAAATCCTTGAGAATGCCAATCTGCACCATCGCTCACCTCGTTAGTAAGCTTATCTTTTTTTTCATTCTCTTTTTTGTCTTTTTTAGATTTTTTCAAGAATGCTGAATAGGCATTAACAAGTTCCTTGACCGTCATTTCTTGATCATTAACAGTAACCTTTTCATTCATGAAATCTGGCTTCTTTTTTTCAGGCTCTTTTGCCTCGTTCTCTTTTTTGTCTTCAGGCTCTTTTTTTTCCACCTTGTCGACATCATTTTTTATTGTTTCTTCAGTCATATGCTCACTTTCAGAGTTATTATCAGATATTTTATCTTGACCTTCACCCTCTGGCAATACCTTTTCACCTTTAGAATTTAGCATTTTTTCATCTAATTGCTTCTTGTAAGCTAAATATTCATCTTCAGTAAAAATCTTTGCCTTTTCATAGCGAGGGTTTTGCGTTAATGCCATATGAAAAAAGCTACCATCTAATACTTCTTGTTCGTAAACAATAGAGTTATGAGTGCCACTACCTGCTTTGTTAGTAGGAGTATATCCATTACTTACTGACCAGCCTTGATTAATAAGCCTATCTGCTTCATCATCACAAATTAACATCTTAGCATGTAAATAACCATCGCCACTACAATATTTGCTGTCTGCAATCCGCCCTACCTCTTTTTGAGTGCTGTTATCATCAACATGACCAACATAAATAGGTACTCCCACAAGCGAAGGAGCCATTTTTTGCATGACCTCGCTAGTTACAAGCACATTACCTTTAACAGCAGGATTGTTAGCATACCCTGTTAAGCCTGCTGTCATATGCTTACAGTAGTAAACCTTTGCACGCTCGTTAGCGTTTGTTATTTTCATATCGCAATTATCCTAAATGTTTACGATCTGTCAACTACTTTCATCAACAAGTGGTCTTGCTACACAAAAACAACGGAAGTCTTCGCCCGGGTGATTATACCTAGCAGGTAACCCCCTCGCAACTTCACTCTGATTGCTAATTGGTGGGTTATCCCAACTAAATATCTGACCATCTAAACTCTCATGATCTTCCCTTACCCTATTATTACCCGTTGTATCCCACACATAACGCCTTATGCCTACTCGCTTATAGTTTTCCTCTTTATACTTACTAACTAGTAACCCAGTCTCTTGACGTGCTATAAAAGCCGCTCGCTTCTCACTAGCTTTTAGTTCCTTCCTAATCATATCCACGAAGCTTTCAGCCCTAGTGCCATCTAGCCCTCGCTCTGCTATCTTTTTACGCAACTTAATCACAGTATCATTAGATGCTTTCTTGATACTAAGATTAACATTCTCGATATATCTCTTAGTTAACTGCTCCTCAATATCGGTAGTCGATGTTGCCTCTATACCCATCTTATTTAGTGATTTGGATATCTTCTTGTTCAACTGATCAATCGTACTGCTTGGTGATACATCAAAGTTAGACGTATCAAAACTTAACGCTTCTAAATACCCCTCAACATTAGTTAGCAACCTTTCAGCGTTTGCAGTGCCTACCAGTATAGCTGACCTATACGCTGATAAATCAGTACTGCTGATATCCTTTAGCTTATAAACTGGCTGTCCTGCCACTCTGCCATACTCTGCCCCTATCTTACGCAATGCCTTTGTAATCGATGCACTAAATTTACCCCTAAAAGCACCATCTTTATATATAATCTCACCTGCACGTAACGCACGCAATAAATCATCATTATCATTAAACAAATCCCGATCTGTGAACTCGCTAATGTCTATGATAGGTCTAAATATCTGATCATATAAAATAGCCTTAATCTCATCAGCCTGCTTAGCGTGCATAGCCTTTGTGATCTTGATCTTATCACCTATTTTCATGGCTAGATTGTACGACTAATTGATTTTTAAACAAGCCTAATTCTTCCGATATATATTTCGTTGACGCTTCAAAATACTCATCATCTTTTTCTATCAATATAACGTCCCTGTCTAAATTATGGCAAGCTAAACCTAAAGTACCACTGCCACCAAAAGTATCTAAAATAATATCACCCTCTTTAGATACTAATTGCACGATCTTTTCTAATAGTGGCTGTGGTTTCTGTGTCGGGTGTATAGTGTCGTAGTGCTTTCTAGCACACGATATAACGCTCTTTAAATTAGAACCTTGATAAAGAGAGCGAAATTGACTATTTGAAACGCTATTAACATACTTTAAACCGTTAGTTACATTGTGTCGATTTGTATAATCAATATAACTATCTTTAAAATTACGCCAATCCTCAAACTCTTTCCAGTTTTTAATTTTATCAACATAACTGTAAGCTCTTTTAATAGTTGATTTTAGATGTTCAATCTCCCCACTATCTATTTTATCCTGCACGTAATCAATCATAACTTTATTGATTTTAAATTTACCCAATCCAAACACTATAGCTAATTCATGCTTACGCCCTAACACATGACAAGGGCTTGTTATCATGCGTTTATCCCACACCACCTCCTCTTTAAACTTAAAACCTATTTCATCAAGATAAACTACCCATTTAGCTAGCATTACACCCCTGCCAAATATTACTAAACCCCCATTAGGCTTTAAAAATGGAGGCAGCGATTCTTTCATCTTCATTAAACAAATAACCTTTATCGCAAAACTCAAAACCATCACAGTAAAAGCGATCTTCCAGCCACTCACAATCTTTTATGCCACCAAATTTTACCTCTTCGCAACCATCTTCATATTTGTTACCATCAATAAAACTAAATGTACGTATATAAATAATACCCACCTTAGCATACACAAGAAACCTGCGATTTTTTGGGGCGGTATTTATTGGCTGCCAATTAGGGTGTAATGTTTTTTTAGTCATTACCCACCCCCTCACAAACACAAGGTTTATCCCATATAATGTCTATTACACCATCAATAAGAAAAACGGAGATAGAAAGTAACAAAGTACTAATAACAATACCCATAGCTATTAAACAAATATTTATTATAAAAAAAACAAATTTATCAGAATCAATCTTACTCATACTAAATACCCCATCATATCATAACATATTAAGAATAATGCTAACGCTGTAAACGTTCCTATAAGCAGACACGTTATACCTAGTAGCCAATAACGTACACCATTTAGAAAGTTCTCCACTTTATCTGGCTTTGCCATATACTACCTCCTATACCTTACTTGCTTATCTGCTAAATTAATCTTTTGCGAGTAATACATATCACCCTTCCTATACGTAACAGTATCACCCTCCCACGTAATCTCATCAGCAATAATGCTAGGCAAGTCTTTATCCTTAACCCCCACCTGCTCCTCTATCCGTTCAAGCTTCAACCGTTGCTCTTCAAATTTCTTTTGCAGTACCTCTAAATCATTCTCTATCTGCGTAATCTGTGCCTTCTTGTGTCTCCCATTCCCAAATCTCCTAACGTAGTAGTCGTGATGCAACTCTTTTAGCTCTTCCTTTTGCCAATCTACACTATTTGCAAGCCGTGCCAATACATCACGTTGCTTTACTAACGCTTCAATGTTTTCTATACTGACAACCCCTATCTCTAAGTCGGCAGCTTTAAAGTATGTTAATTTCATGTGTTATCCTTTATTAATTTTGAATAAGTATTCACCTGACAATATCCACTATCTAAATAAGTAACAAATTCTAGCATTGCACAATCAGAATAATCATCACTTTTACTGTGAAAATTTATGTATCTTTGTACCAAGCAATCGCCTTTTATATGCCTACTGCTATTATCGAGGTAGCGAATATGCTCATCATTATCCACTGAGTAACTCTCTAAATGCACTTTAATGCTAGAGCAATAACCTATTCTACCACCCCCCAAGTTAACCTCTTTTTTTTCTGTACTAGGGTCTTTAGATATAAACATCTCTCCACCATGAAAATATGCTTCGTGTCTTTTACTCATAATACTACCTTTATTTATTTGTTACTTCAGCCACTTGACGTAGCTCTAATAATTGACTTACAGCGTCTTTAGCTGGTTGGTAATCAGGGTTTAGCTTAATGGCTTGCTTGTAAAATTCTATAGCTTTGTAATATTGCCTTTTTGCATCATAAACAATGCCAAGGTTATAGTAGGCTGATACATAATCAGGGTCTAGCTCTAATGCTTTATTAAAACAAACCTCAGCTTTGTAACAGTCTCCTTCTCTCCTATAAAAAACACCAAGTTTAACGTGTGCATAGGGATCATCAGGCTTTAAACTGATAGCCTCTTTGTAGGCTTCTATTACCTTGTTGTATTCCCTTTCCCACTCATACTCATTAGCAAGCTGGAGGTGTTTTTCATATGTCGTCATAATATATCCTTATTTTTTGCTAACCAAACATAACATAATAACTGACGGTTGTCAATAAGGAAATATACTACTGTAACGTTATACCTAAAAGGTTATGGTTATTCACCGCTTCTGTATATTGATCTTCATCTATTATGCCATCATTAAGGGTTTTTGTTAACCTATCGAGATGTGCTGTTTTGTTGGCTTCCATTTCAGCATCTGTGCTTTCTCTCATAGATGGAAATTCTATCTGTAAATCATCGAGATAATCGATATCAAAGAGGAACTTTGCCACTATGTTTGTACATTGCATCATAGAGGGCTTGGCTGGCTCTCTGACTTCACCATTTACTAGGGCGTTGTATACCTCTAGTTGGTCTTGTGTTCCTCCTAAGCCACTGCCGCCTTCTTGGTTACCTGCTAGCTTTTCTGCTGGGATACCAGTTGTCATATAAAGCATTTTTCGCATATCTGCTTGTGCTTGGCTTATACCTGCAAAGTCTAGCGTATCAGTTACAAATTCATCATCTTTATCTAATAGCATAACACTGCTGGCATTGCGTTGCGTTGCTATGCGATTTAACATCTCACCAATTAGCTGGTTAGCATTGGGTTGCTTACGTATTTTAGAAAGGTCGGCAATTTTAAGCTTATCTATCTTAGCTTTGGTGATAAAGTCTAAAAAAGCTTGCTCTTGCTTTTTGTAAAGCACTAACCCCTCACGTATATGCTCTAAGCTGGAGAATCCCCACCCTTGAGTTATGGAATAACCTTTCCTTGATTTTGGTAAATTACTAGCAAATGGCACTAGTCTAGAAGGGTGGAACGATACGCCATTGTAAGATAAATTAGTGGCGTTGTTTATCTTCATTGTAATAGTCGATAGGTTCGCAAATTTATTATGATCGTTAACGCTTGAAAAATCCCATCTACTAACAGCTTTGATCAAATCACAGTCTTTAAAAGATATAGGCTTTCTGTTAGCATCGTTGCTCTTGCGATCATAGCTACCAAATACTAAGATAGAGCCACCGTACAATCTACTAAGCTTACATGCTTCCTTGATTTGCTCGATAATACCTCTTTTTTGCATCTCTGAGTAGAGAGTTGAAATCTGACCTTCAGATAAAGAGGGTGTTCTAACCTTAAACCCATCTTTGAACGCATCATCTACTGGCTGGTTAACATATCTTTTTACAATGGGGTTAACAATTTCTAAGTTAGATAGCACCTCGTAGTCACAAGTAATGAAATCGCTAGGCGTCATGCTAGCAATAGTAGATATATAATCTATGTTGCCAGTAGCATAAGATTGAGTGCCTCTATCATGATGATAGTTGCTGTTCTTAAAGCCGTTTATTGCATTAACTATTTTACTGTACATAATCACTGGGGTGTACATCGCTTCGCATCATATCTTCCCAAGCATATCTTAGGGCATCAATGCAATGATCATCACCGTCTTTTATTTTAGGCAAATACTTACCCGTTATTTTGTCTTCAGCATATCGATAGTTATTAAATTCATCAATAGTATTCTTGCAACGAGGGTGTATGTATATCTTATGAAAGAGCTTTAAGTATGATATGCCAGCCACTACGCTATCCTTACCTTTTTTAGCAGGGTCTATATTAGTTAACCCTTTATTGAGACATTCTGCTATCATGGTAGGGTTAGAGCTATCAGCAATGATATTCCACATGCCTGCACCTTCAAAAAGCCCGTCCATCTGCTTAAATTCTTCCACTACTTCTTCCACTAGGTTGCCCTGCAAGTAAATTTCATCACTAACATATAAATCATTACTTATGGCAAATGACTTGATCAGCGTTGTTGCATCATTAAAGCCCCAGTCTGCACCAAAAAAAGGTTGACCATTATACATCTGACTAGTAGGCGGTGTTGCAAACTCCTTAGCCTCAAACTTATTG